GTCATATGGTACGGAATCACATCCGTATAAACAAACCCAATAGTCTCGTCCTGATATGCCTTGTTCAGTTCCTCAAGACACTCTGGCATTAGAATGTCATCAGAATCAACCTCCACTAGAACATCACCCTCACCTTTATGAAAGGCATGATGCTTATGAAATCCAACACTGGTTGAAGGATCATCCGTGCGGTAAATTACAACACGGTCATCATTACGAATCTCTTCCTCAAGGTCTTCTTCATACAGAGCGTTGTTCAACCACAATACCCACTCCCAGTTCTCATAAGTCTGAGCAACAATACTGTCGTAGAGTTCTTTGAGATAGGGAGTCTTCTTATGTGCTGGTGTAATAATACTGAACTTATAATCCATTCAAGTCATGATGATATATGGTCATTATATATGACCATGACAAGAACGTCAAGAGTTAAGTTCTTTGATCTCCTGCTTCAGTGATGCGACTTATGAAGGTGGTGTTGGCCAGGTGGGGTTTGCAGGGTCCGTGGTGTTAGCAGGCAGATCTCGCAGTGCTTGGCGATATGTAGTCCAAGCAGATTTAGTTTCTGTTGGCACATCATCTGCTTGGGTCCAATCTGATTCTGTGAGTTTTTTACTTCTCAGAAAACGGAGTCTGCCCCACTCTATAATTGGACCAACATCAGCGCGACGTGCTACAAGTTGGTCATGAGTTACCGCAATTGAGGGATCATCTTCCCAAGTAAATCTTTCTGTACCAGTGAATTTGTCTCCCATACCATATACACCATCTTCATCGGCATATTCAACAACCCAACCATAATCACTGTAGAGATACTGTGCTATTTGAGAAAGACACACATTCCCATTGTTGTATCTTATTTCTTGTTTAAAATTGAATGCCATTAGTCTTTAATAATAATGAGGAAATCGTACAATTTATTTATTTAATTATCTCTGATGTAAGTGTAATTTACGGTAAAATAATCATAATTTTGCGCTTCATTCATTTCTACCTGTCCAGTCCACTCTCTAACATTCCATTGGAAGTTATAACTGCCAGGACCCATTTGAAATTGATAGAAAAATTCATTTTCTCCCCCATCATGATCTTCGTAACCTCTTTTATATCTACATGTTGTGCTATTTGCTGATGAACTTCCACTATGACTAAATCTGGTTTCCATTCCTCCATTACTACCCTCTCTAACATAAGAATAACAGAAGAGTTTAAAAATTCCTTGATGACCGCTTGGAACGGTGAAACTATTTAAACTCAGATGAGTGACCCAAGATCCAGAAAGGTTTCTATTACTTGATGTGGTAGTGCTACTTTGTCCAGAATCAACTATGTTTGTTAACCCTGCTCCGCTTCCGTAAAATGCCATAATTAATCCCTAATTACAATATGGTTTACCCCAAAATAATCATAATTTTGCTCTCGATTCAACACTACACCTCCAGTCCACTCTCTAGCGTTCCATTGAAAGTTATAGGTTCCTGCTCCTAAATGAAACGTATCAAAGTGTGTATTATCTCCCCCATCATGACCTTCAAATCCTCTTTTAAACCTAGTAACATGTCCATCTCCTGATGAGGATCCAGTATGACTAAATTTGAATTCAGCACCCCCATTTGACTCTTCCCAACAATAAGAATAACAAAAACAATCAAAAACACCATAATGACCAGATGGAACTGTAAGAGAGTTGATGCTCAGATGAGTGACCCAACTACCGGAGAGACTTCTATCACTTGAAGTATTTGTAGTGTTTTGATATGGGGTAACTATATTAGTTACACCCGTCGCAGGTCCGTAAAATGCCATAATTAATCCCTAATGTATTTGTAAGCTACAGTAAAATAATCATAATTTTGCTCTTGATTCATCTGTATATTTCCAGTCCACTCTCTAGCGTTCCATTGGAAGTTATAGGTTCCTGCTCCTAAATGGAAGGATGAATAGTGAGAATTATCTCCACCATCATTATTTTCATATCCTCTTTTAAACCTAGAAGTAGGTCCATCTGCTGATGAGGATCCAGTATGACTAAATTTGAATTCAGCACCCCCATGCTCACTTTCTCTACAATAAGAATAACAGAAACAATCAAAAATTCCTCTATGACCAGATGGAACTGTAAGAGAGTTGATGCTCAGATGAGTAACCCAACTACCGGAGAGACTTCTATCACTTGAGGTATTAGTATGCACCCTTGAAGCAGTAATTAAATTAGTTAAACCACCTCCACCATTTCCATAGAATGCCACTAATCAACCTCCTTAAGCATAAACATATATCTTTTACCATTACGTCTATTTATTAAGAATAGATCATCTTTACCCTCTTGGATTGTGTAATCACCCCAAGTTCCATCTACCTCGTTTGTGCTACCCTCATTGCTGAGGTTAAGGTCATTGGTATAGACGTTGCGCCAGCGGACAGAAGACGTACCTAGGTCGTAAGTGTTGTTGTTTGCAGGACGGAAATGACCGCTGCCATCCATATATATGCGGTCAGTGCCGTTTTCACGGAATACAATTCCGCTGCTGCCACCAGAGATATAAAGCCAGTTGCCATGCGCTTGAATTTTTGGACTTGTAGAGTTACCAGTCCAGTCGCCATTTTCAAAACGAATGTCGCTGTTAGCTTTAATTAGAACTGCATTTGCACCACCAGAGAAACTGATGTCACCAGAAGCAGTGTCGGAAGTATCACTACGAAGGAAAGCAGTGCTGTCTAAGTTATCAAGAGTTCCTGCGTTTCCACCATCAGGTCCTGTTGGACCTGTTGATCCAGTAGCACCCTGACGACCTTGATTACCTTGAGGTCCACTAGGACCAGTAGGACCCGTGCCACCTGTCGGACCACCAGAACCTGTAGCACCTTGACGACCTTGAGCACCTTGAGGTCCACTAGGACCTGTAGGTCCGGTGCTGCCGTTAGAACCAGCAGAACCCTGACGACCTTGATTACCTTGAGGACCTGTGGGACCAGTAGGACCCGTGGAACCACCAGAACCTGTGGCACCTTGGACACCTTGAGGACCTGTTGATCCAGTAGCACCTTGACGACCTTGATTACCTTGAGGACCTGTGGGACCAGTAGGTCCTGTAGAACCTTGGACACCTTGAGGACCTGTGGGACCAGTAGGTCCTGTAGAACCTTGGACACCTTGAGGACCTGTGGGACCAGTAGGACCAGTAGTACCCTGAACACCTTGATTACCTTGAGGACCTGCTGAACCGTTAGAACCAGCAGATCCTGTAGTACCTTGGACGCCTTGAGAACCTTGAACGCCTTGATTACCTTGAGGACCCGTTGAACCTGTAACACCAGTATCACCTTTATCACCAGTTCTGGCGAAAGTAATGATTACATCTTCACTATTACTGAAGGAAGAAGCACTACCAGATACATAACCACAACTTACAGTAAAGTATCCAGTGTTCTCAGTAAGACTGGAGATGGTAAACAGAGCAAAATCATCAGCGTTCAGTCTGTTAGAAATTCTAAAGTGCCCCTTGATTGTGGAGGTAGAGTCATCAATAGTTCTAATGAACGACTGAATATCAGTAGAATTATCATCAACATCATCAATATACAGCGCAGTAGCAGACGAAACTGTAGAGTTATTAAATTTTAGTTTACCTGCTCCAGGGTCACTAGCAGTGGTATTTGTTGAGAATGTATAGTCAAACGTAGCACCACCAAAGTTGCCATCAGCACCCTGAACGCCTTGAGCACCCTGAACGCCTTGAGCTCCTTGAACACCTTGAGCTCCTTGAACACCTTGATTACCTTGAGGACCTGTTGAACCAGTAGCACCTTGACGACCTTGATTACCTTGAGGACCTGTTGAACCAGTAGCACCCTGAACACCTTGATTACCTTGAGGACCTGTGGGACCTGTTGAACCAGTAGCACCTTGGACTCCTTGGTTACCTTGAGGACCACTTTGAGGACTTACCCAATCTAGAGCACTACCAGTAGAACTTAAAACCGATCCAGCAGCACCTACATGACCATCAGCATCTTGAATACCACCAGTAATCTTTACACCATCAGATGTGGTTTCAAATTTCTTGGAACTATCATAGTATAAGTTTACTGGACCATTGCGAATCATGTCGCAATATCTTTCAGAAAATATTGTGGTTCTAAATTCAATTTGTTTACCTTGAATAAAGAGACTGTTGGTATTATGCTTATGAACAATGTTAGAAGTACCAGAAGCAGTATGATATATCTCTAATCCTGCAGATTCTCCACCTCCAGAGAAACCAGAATTAGCATCACCGATTAATAGTTTATTGTCATCAGTTATTCTTACATCCGACGTGAAAGATGATACACCAACAAAAGTTGAAAAACCACTAACATTTAAATTAGCAACACTAGCATCCGAATTTGTGGAGAAACTTCCTGTAGCACCTTGAACGCCTTGATTACCTTGAGGACCTGTTGAACCAGTAGCACCTTGTCTTCCTTGATTTCCTTGGGGTCCTACTAAACCACTATTAGAACCTTGCCAAACACCGCTGGAATTAATTACTTGAGTGCTTCCAACATAGAGTCCGCCAGTGGCAGTAACAATACCAGAGGAGTTGACTTGTAATACATCAAGACCAGTTGTATGAATACTCTGAGTATGGAATTGAAGTCCTTGCGTATGACCTAAAGTTAAAGCAGTTCCAACATTAACTAAGTTATTATCACCATCAAGGGTGAGAGAAGAACCACCAACCGTAAGAACACCAGTTACTCTGGCATCACCATCAACGACAAGTTTTACTGTTGGATTGGTGGTGCCTATACCGACATTAGATAATGTATGAATACCTGCATTGGTGGATATCCAATCATCTCCAATTTCATCCAAAAAACCGGCGCTAGTATCAACCCACTGAGCACTATTGCCATCATTATAATATATTTTGAGACGACCAGTATCACTTTCCCACCACAAATCACCACCATTTGGATTGGATGGAGCGTTATCGGATACAACAACTGTCTCAGAACCACCAGCAGTTTCTACCCACTGATTGCTACTACCATCAGCATAGTAAACATAAAGTTCACCAACGTCAGTATCCCACCAAAGATCTCCGGAACTAGGAGAACCGGGAGCACTAGTGGACATTGTAACACTAGCAGATCCACCACCACCACCACTGATATTAGTTAGGGCAGAACCATCACCATAAAACTTATAAGCAGTAACAATACCAGCAGCAAGAACTGCAGTATTATTAGAACCTACGGCAGTGCTAACATTGTCAGTACCAATACCAACGTCGCCAGCAGTAAAATTAATATCGTAACTTAAGGAACCGACACCGACATTAAATGGGTTAACACAAACGACGGTCGTACCAATACCCACCCCATTGGGGTCTTTCTCTAGGTAAAGTTTACCATCGTTTGTGTTGATCGCGAGTTCACCTAGCGCCAACTGATCGCTAGTGGGAACCTTATTAGGAGTTGAAGAACGCCTAATAAAAATCTTTGGATTTGCCATTATGTCTGTCGGTATATACCAGGATAAAGCAGTATGTACTGCTATCTGATATATTTATCAGACACAATTATTCCTTCTAGAACCATACCTATAAAGGGTAACAGTTGGTTCTGGTTCCATCCAACTTTTGACTTTTTCGTAACGGTCAACATCAAAAAACTCCTGAGAAAGATACCAATCTTCCACAGGAGTATAACCTTTATCTTGATTGCAGGAGTGGCAGGCACACAGACAGTTTTTTGTAAAGTCCGTGCCGCCTTTTGCTCTTGGAACGATATGATCTATTGTAAGATTCTCATCAGACCCACAATAAGCACATTCCCAATCCCATTCTTGCTTTATCTTTTGCCTCCATAACCTTTTTGCTTCTGCGCTATTTGCTGTGTGGAGGTTAAAGACATAGGCTTGAAAGGTATTGTAGAGAGGCATAAAGAATTGCATCTTGCAATTATTTATTATCGTCAAACCCGACAATCTTTTTCCATTTATTAAACATCGCTTGCATATGCCATGACTGTGCCAAACTCTTTGGTCCACTCTCCAGTAAAGCAAGTTCTCTCGGGTCACTTGTAAACTGTTTGTACTCCTCTCTCCAGTCTCTCAAGTTTGAATTATCAGGAGAAGAAAACTTCGTCATAATCACCCTCACCAACAACTTTAACTTCTTTCCAAGAACCACCTACACCACCATCCATGTTAACAACAATATCTCTTGTAGGAAGTTTAATATGATCATATTGTGCAACATCAACAATTTGACCCATCACAGGAGTGAACTGATAGTAATGCCCATTCCAATTTTTGTTTCTACTAAAAACAAGATTGGTGGCATCACGGAGACCACCACAATCGGCAATCTTCTTACCAGTAGGATCAAATACAGTATAATAACCTGGATATGGATCAGTTTGTTGAATTAGTTTCATTTACAGATGCCCAGTCCTTGTCAAAAATTTCAAGACCTTTATCGGTCAGGATGTGATCATACATTTGGTCAAATACCTTTGGTGGCATTGTGCAGATCTCTGCTCCATTATACCATGAACGAACAGCACGTTGAACGCTACGGATAGAAGCAGAAAGAACTTGTGTCCTTACACCATGAATACGGTAGAGTTCAGAGATAGAACGCACAACCTCAAGACCAGCAACAGACTGATCATCAAGACGACCAACAAAAGGTGAGACATAAGTAGCACCTGCCTTAGCAGCAAGCACTGCCTGAGCAGCACTGAAGATAAGAGTCACGTTGACCTTGATGTTCTGGTCAGAAAGAGACTTACAAACAGCAAGTCCTTCACGAGTACAAGGAACCTTTACGGTGCACACATCTCCAAACTTTTCATAAAGACGTTTACCTTCACGATACATTTCACCCTCATCACCAACCACTTCCATACTGATATCAGTAATACCAATATCTTTGATCTCTTGGTAGACATCTTCAGGATCACGACCACTCTTCATAATAAGAGTAGGATTAGTAGTGACACCATCTACCAATCCTGTTTTAAAATATTTATTGATAATTTCAGTGTCAGCAGTATCAAGAAAAATTTTCATATATCTATGAGTGTATTGCATCAGTAGAGTTCGTCTTCCTTTTCAGTTTCAATTACACAGTCGGAAGTTGGGCGAGCGACACAGGTCAAAACAAACCCTGCTTCAATTTGATCATCGTCAAGGAAAGACTGATCTTCTTGATCAACAGTGCCAGAAACCAGTTTACCTGCACAGGAAGAGCAAGCACCAGCACGACAAGAATAGTTCAAGTCAATACCTTGCTCCTCAGCAACATCAAGAATAGATTCATCTTCAGGACACTCAAAGGTGTTTTCCGTTCCATCAGGGGCACGGAGGGTAATATTAAAAGCCATTAGTTTAATTAACGTGTACTATACCAATCATACCGGCACCCTGATGAGGACCACAGAAGAAATTATAATCACCAGCATCAGCAAACAAAATGTCTTGTGATTCACCAGGATTAAACATCAGTGATTCTCTTGAGAGGTCGGCACGTCCCTCAACAATAATATTGTGAGGTGGGAGCATATTGTTCACAAAATGAACTGTCTCTCCAGCAGATATTGTAACATCTGCTGGGTCAAAAATCAAGTTTCCATTTGACCCCATTTGAACATCTACTGCCCATACAGGAACAGCAAAAAAGATTGTAGCGATTAGTGCGAAGATAAACTTCATTAATGTATACGCAACTACACTATCTATATCTTCCAGACTGAAGTGTATCGTATATTTGTTTTGACTTCATGACTTACCATTTCACCATGTTCTGTAACACATAGAAAACCTCTAATGGATCGTGGGCCCTTGACTACACTACTATTTGAGACAAAAATTAAATGATATAGAAATCCTGTCTTCAGAACTTTTATTAGATTCGACAAGATGAGGTAGATACGAAGGAAACAAAAGCAGCGCACCTTCCTCTGGATCCATCTTTAATTCATCTGGTCCAACATAAAAGTTTACCATTTCATGTGGATGTCTAATTACAAAACTACCACAATTTCGTGGACAAGAAACCCAAAATACTGCAGATAAAATACTAGTAGGATGAATATGAAGAGTATTATATGATTCAGGAGGATTTACATTAAACCAATAAGAATCAATTTGTAAATCTAAATCATATTCTCCAAGTCTAGTATTAGTTTTAAATGTTTCAATCGCAGAGTACAACGCATCAGGAATGGCATTTGGAACTGGCACAGGATCATTAAGTGTAAATATTTTTGATTGCCATCCCCCCTTACAAGATCTTAATGAAGGAGGGTTTTCTAATCTGTATTCTTGAATATTATTTTTTAATTGATCAAGATCAAATGATTCATCAACCATTTCAGATACAATTTTAATAGGGAAGATATAATTATCCATAAAAAAAGGAGTCCGTAGACTCCTAGTATATCAAGTATCATCTTGTTTGTAAAGATCTTCTAGTCTTTCTTTTGTAAGATCAATATACATGATCTCTTCACCATCGGCGGGTGCTTCAGGATGCTTTGGTTTAGGAGGATTCCTCATCTCTATATTGATAGATTGAATGTTACTCCACATCATAGCGAAGGCAGCACCACCAATAGCAGCAAAGCATACAAAGTAAAGAAAGACTTCAAAGTTATTCATGATCACTAAAGTGTTTTTGGATAACTTCAATACGCTCTTCTTCATGAGCGATGATATCTACCTGCTCCTGAATAGCAGCAAGCACATCAGGGTGCTCACCAATACCAACAGGATTGTGTAGGTATACTTCTACGTTTGCTTTTGCTTTGGCAATATTACCTTGAGCATCAGCAAGTAGAGCATCCAACATTTTAACGCGAAGACTGCAAGACATAATAATTTAAGAGTTAGTTTGTAGTGATGTCATTGTATCATGAAGTTCTCCAATGTCACGGAGACCTTCAACGCTGAACCATGGAGCATTAGCCCAACTGAATCCTTCACCCATCGTGCTATCGGGTGCTGTTATATACCAATGACATGCTGTGTCTGGTACATCAACCGCACACTTAGACCAATCATCACTCCACTGTGGGACTTGTACCCACATGAGAGCAGCAAACATAATACTGAATATTGATTTGATCATGTCTTATTAAAGGTTATAGATCTAAGTTTTAATTAGAAGAATCGTTATTAAAGAGTCTCAGTTTTATGAGATGGTCTATTGAGAAGTTACCCGGACCACTGAGAACGATACATGCTGCACCTCCCCAATAAAGAACTAAAAGTTCTAACAAGTAGATGTTAAATCCTGATGTAAACAGGGCATGATAAATTGCGAATGATATTGTACCTAGGATTGCCAAGGCACCCAGACGAGTGCCGAGTCCACAGATAACCATCCAACTCCCCACAACCTCAGCAAATGCTGCGAAGTATGAGGAGAAGATTGGAAATGGAAGATGCAATGGTCGTACAAATGCATCCGCAAAGTTTTCAATGTTCTCTAGTTTCTCATATCCATGATGGATAAGCATGGTGCCTAACGCTATACGAAGTAATAAGAATCCTAGAGATTGAATCACAATGCGTTACCTCTTGGTAGAACTTCTTCTGGGAATACGAATGACTCATGTGGTTGATCAACTGGTGCTAACCATGCACGGAGTCCTTCATTCAATAAGATGTTCTTGGTATAGAACGTCTCGAATTCAGGATCTTCTGCTGCACGAATCTCTTGACTCACAAAGTCGTAAGCACGAAGATTAAGAGCAAGCCCAATAATCCCAATACTACTAGTCCAGAGCCCCATAACTGGAACAAATAACATAAAGAAATGAAGCCAGCGTTTGTTACTGAAAGCGATACCAAAAATTTGAGACCAGAATCTGTTGGCCGTAACCATAGAGTAAGTCTCTTCCTCTTGGGTTGAGTCAAATGCTTTGAATGTGTTTGCTTGATCTCCATCTTCATACAATGTATTTTCTACTGTAACACCATGGATAGCACTGAGTAGTGCTCCTCCTAGTATACCAGCAACTCCCATCATATGGAAAGGGTTGAGCGTCCAGTTATGGAAACCCTGTAGGAAGAGTAGAAAGCGGAATATCGCAGACACTCCAAACGACGGTGCAAAGAACCAACTGGACTGTCCGAGAGGGTAGATGAGAAACACACTGACAAAAACAGCGATAGGCCCAGAGAACGCAATAGCATTGTACGGACGGATTCCAATTAACCTAGCCAACTCGAATTGACGAAGCATGAAACCAATGAGGGCAAATGCTCCGTGGAGTGCCACAAAATTCCAGAGTCCCCCAAGTTGGACCCAGCGGACGAAATCCCCTGAGCCTCAGGACCCCAGAGAAGAAGAAGAGAATGACCCATAGCGTCAGCTGGAGTGCTAACTGCCGCTGTAAGAAAATTTGCACCCTCAAGATAGGAACTAGCGAGACCGTGGGTATACCAGCTCGTTGCGAAAGTCGTGCCAGTAAGCCAACCGCCAATAGCAAGATAAGCAGTGGGTAGAAGAAGAAGTCCAGACCAGCCAATAAAAACGAAACGATCCCGCTTAAGCCAGTCGTCGAGTACGTCAAACCATCCCCTCCTTTGTTGTTGTAAAGTTGATGCTACCATTTTTTTATTACCTCCTTAGGGTAGAAAAGATTTTTCTGTAATGGTTTATAACTTATCATATCTTAACACAAAAATAGAAATAAAAAAAGGGGTCGTAATGACCCCTCCTTTTTTATATATGAACCACTATCAACCGACAGAAGGTGCGGTGAGTGCTACAGGTGTAGACTCAGCAGCAGCAAGGTCGAGTGGGAAGTTGTGTGCATTTCTTTCATGCATAACTTCCATACCAAGACCTGCACGGTTCAATACGTCTGCCCATGTGTTGAGCACACGACCCTGACCATCAAGGATGGACTGGTTGAAGTTGAAACCGTTCAGGTTGAATGCCATCGTGGAAACACCAAGTGCGGTGAACCAGATGCCAACAACAGGCCATGCAGCAAGGAAGAAGTGCAAGGAACGGGAGTTGTTGAATGAAGCGTATTGGAAGATCAAACGACCGAAGTAGCCATGTGCTGCGACGATGTTATAGGTCTCTTCCTCTTGACCGAACTTGTAACCATAGTTCTGTGACTCTTGCTCAGTTGTCTCACGAACAAGCGAGGAAGTAACGAGACTTCCGTGCATAGCAGAGAACAAAGATCCACCGAATACCCCAGCAACGCCGAGCATGTGGAACGGATGCATAAGAATATTGTGCTCTGCCTGGAAGACGAGCATATAGTTAAAAGTACCAGAGATACCAAGAGGCATAGCATCGGAGAAAGAACCTTGACCGAAAGGATATACGAGGAAGACAGCAGATGCTGCAGCGACTGGAGCAGAGTATGCTACACAGATCCAGGGACGCATACCTAAACGGTATGAAAGTTCCCACTCACGTCCCATATATGCATAGATGCCGATAAGGAAGTGAAATACTACGAGTTGGAAAGGACCACCGTTATACAGCCACTCATCAAGTGATGCGGCTTCCCAGATGGGATAGAAGTGAAGACCAATTGCGTTGGAAGATGGAACAACTGCACCAGAGATGATGTTGTTACCATACATGAGTGAACCTGCGACGGGTTCACGGATGCCGTCGATGTCCACGGGGGGAGCAGCGACGAAGGCGACGATGAAACAGATGGTTGCTGCCAACAGAGTTGGAATCATCAGTACGCCGAACCAACCGACATAGAGGCGGTTATTGGTAGAAGTTACCCACTCGCAGAAAGATTCCCACGGATTGAGATTGATTTTGTTGTAGTGTAGCGTTAGCCATTGTACTGAAAAAAAAGTAAGATCATCAGGGAAATGATGGTTTTACTATTCCTGTATCACCCTTAGACACAGGTATGAAAGACGTTTTTAGACACCCTATAGGTCTTGGTTTGAGGGGTGTGAAGACTTGTTAAGAAATATGTTGGTTTCTTAACTAACTGACTTATTTATAGTACTACGGTTTTCCGATCCTGTCAACCCCTAAAACCGATACCCATCCAATTCATCCAAAACATAACTCAGATGTTTCTGAACCAATTCCTGCTCTCCAGGATAAAGGTGTCTTTTCCGCCCACCAATATCCTCAATAACATCATAATGTGCATTGTTCTTTATCTTCATAATGCGACAACGCAACTCTTCAATACTTACTTGATTTCTAGGCATATAAAAAAGACCCTCTACAGTATGTAGAGAGTCTAGCGTCAATTTGGTGTTGGTGCATATACTGGTGTCATCAAACCACCACCTGGACCGTCATTATCGTCATCAACATCAATATCAGATAAGACTGCATTAATAATAAAAAGAATTACCAGACCCGATGCGAATACTAACATTTACCATACTCCAGGAATGATTTGTCCTGTGACTGCATAACTACCCATTGCGGCAATGACTCCGATCATTGCTGCCCAACCATTAATCCGTTCTGCGTTTTCGTTCATTTTTCTAGTTCCTGTGTTTTGTTGTAAATGATAATTTTGCTTCCATCATGACTAAACATCAGTTCGTCATCATGATCCCAGCAAAGTTCTTCGTATAAGGCATTGAGTTTCTCCATGTCATCATAGAGAGCATTGGGATCAGGCATAATAATTAGAAATGTTTTCTATCTATTCGCCTTCACTCAATACGAAGTAGAATTTGCTTTGGTCTACTGGTGCATTCTCATAAGATGAAATGTCACCATATTGTTTGTGATCTTTGTAACCTACCATACGACCCTTCGTATTTTGAAGAGCTGACATGAAGACTACGAAAAAGAATACTGCTGGCGCACCGACAAGCAGTGCTCCTCCAATTACATAATAAGTCAGAATTTCAAGTAGAGAGTTTTCCATCAGTAGGTTTCTGAAAGTTGTTCCACAGTATAACCGAGCAGACAGAAAAAAGCAACTGTCGTGACGGTGAAAATAACTTCAGTCATCAGAATCCGAAGACACCAAAGAAAAATACACTACCGGAAGTAGCATAAGAGATAACAGCAGCAACAAATCCAAGCATAGCAGTGCGTCCATTCAATTTCTCTGCTTTCTCAGCATATGACTCATATCCATAACGCTCAGCATCAGTCTGCGAGACATACATCTGAGGTTCTTTAGCGAACAGATTTTGCTGTCCGTGCTCATTCGTTGTTACAGTCATGTTACACTCCGTTATAAATCTTTACATATTATATAGGAAACATAAAGTTTTGTCAACTACTTTCCTTCAAATCCAGGAGGTAATGTTCCCAAAAACGGATCATACTCAAAGATTTTACCCCAATCCTGATCTATGGCACTAGTTTTCCAGAAGTTCCAAAGTCCATCATGACTACTTCTATGAAAAACATCCACATGAATATCATGGATATCTGAACCCAAATCAATTTTGTATAGAAAGAGTGGAATAGCAAATGTATTACCGGCGTTGTAAATGAGGTCGTCTGCTACTGCCCTAGGTTTCATACCTTGGTCCAACTTGTATTTTTCTCCACGACAATGAAGGTCAACCAATTTTTGAGCATGACGACGTGTAATCATATAACATGCTGTGGAGAAATCATTTACAAACCTTCTATGCATTTTCATATAAATCTGTGCTGGATTGATTACAGCAAGTTGTACTACATCATAATCATATGAAACTTTGGCGTTAAACTCTTTCCATGTGAATGGCCAGTAAGTAATTGTAGAAATATCACAATCATCTTCCATCATCAAGGCGCATGGAGCATCAGTCTCCAAAAACATCTTCATCGCATTAAGATGTGAAGTAACACAACCAACTTCTCCAGAAGTCATGTTGTCAGGGTATCTTCCCTTCAGTATTTCACTCAGGTCATTATCACCCCTACCATCATAGGCAGAGACACGAGTATATTTTTCCAGTTCCCAATACTTGAATTGATCCTCCATGTATTTCCATCTATCAGTTTTATCATCAAGATTGATACAATAGATTGGTGGAAGACCTTTGACTTTGGGTAGTGCTTTATTTCTGTCCATTTCTTAAAATAAAAAATCCATTACCATGAGGATGTGGTTCAACCCACTTCTCCTTAATTGACCCAAGAGAATATGAGAACTTCATAAGTTCCATATCCTGCGATTCAAACATTTTAATCCACCACTCTTCATCTTTTTTGGTAACGTGAGTAACGTCTACCTCATACTCTCGGATCCTAAACCTATCATCATCTCCAAGAGGAATTACAAAGAAAAACTGGTCTGATTTCTTTTTAAAATTTTGAAGAACAAAAGGAATGTCTTCTACTTCAACATGCTCAAGAACATCCTTACAAATGAGCAGATCATAAACCTTATCATTTGGGAGAGAAATATAGTCCCTCACATTAGGATGACAATTATCAACAGCATACTCACTAATATCTTCACCCCAAGCATCACATCCAATAATACGCAGAGCATTTACTAGGAAACCTTTAGCACAACCATAATCAACACAAGTCTGAAATTCAAAGTTATTTTGAATATCAAGTGCTTCAGGAATGGAACGAGTGGGCATCCACTTGTAATCTTCATATCCAGAGATATGTTTTCTTACACCATCCTCATAATAGTCTTTAGTAAATTGATGAGTGTCAAGCGAAATCATTATGAATAGTGTCAGTTAAAATGTCGTCAATCAGTTCGTTCTGCATGGCATACTTACAGTAATGGCATCCATGATGTCTGCGTGTTGGACCTTGAGTATAGAACTCTTCAATACCATCAATATCGCAGACGGCAAACTGTGACTCGGGAACATAGTTGTAGTTGTTCTCAATAGACAGTTCGGCAGATGGACAAGCATAGATGTACCCATCAGTGAATAGGAATGGTTTGACCATATGCATATAGCAGTGGTCATTTCTACGTTCACCTTTGAAGTTGAAGTCGGAGAGGAACGCATACTTCAGTTTGCGTCCACGGTCCTCTTCATATGCCACAATGATGTCACGAATGGTATCAATGTCTTTCTCAGTTTCCTTTACATCCTTAATGGCGTTGAAGGCAATACGACAAGGAATACCATTATCCTCCACCCAGTCTAACATACGGATGAAGTTTTCGGTAGTCTGAAATTTCTTAGAAAGCACACGCTTATTCTTTACATCACTCCAATCTCCAATAATGTTGGGATTCTTAGAGGTCTCTAGATTCTCATCCCAAACATAAGCAGCAGATGGCTTACAATTGGTGCCTTCAAAAACACTCAGATCATAATCATAACCCTCATAGAACCCATACATTCCCAGACGTACCCAGTCAAATAATTCTACAATATCTTTCTTGATAGGACGATCGGCACCAAAGCGTGCTCCATTAGTACAGATACCAAGACTGAATCCCAAGTCTTTAGCATACTGGACAATTTCTTTGAAATGTGGGTGGATACTAGGTTCACCACCACCAGTGAACTCAACACCAGTTACACCAATTGCCTTGAAACTCTCAAGTGCCTGGAATACTTTTTCCGTAGGCATCTTTTCTGAAATGTCTCTATTCGCAAAGCAACAAAAAGAACAAGTCAGATTACAAGCATTCGTCAGTGAGATGTGTGCCATCACTGGCGAAGGTGGTTTGCCTTCCTGAAGGTTCTGTAACTTTGGAAGTTGTTTCAGAAGTTTGGTAAGGTTACTACTATAACTTCTACCATCCTCTTTATCTTGTGTTTTTCTAATCGTTCCATCTTCATTGAAGATGCTTTCGCCGCGATAAACCATAGTTCTTTAATAATGTTCTTTCCACTGGTGGACTACAGGGTAATCCATATAATTAGGTTCACGAACTTCGCCTAACCATTCAGCACTCTGATATTTATATCCCCTCTTGCCAAAATGATACACAGTGCATATGTCAACAATACCAAGTCCTTTGTATCCACCAGGGTAAGAGTGTTCTTCTATCAGTTCGTCCTGATTCTCTGTGATGTCTTTGATAATGTCATCGTAGATACTCAAAAAGATTTCTACATTGTACATACTACCACCACACATACCATATCTTTCAATATCCAACCCACCCTGCTCAAGGCAGTCGCGTCTCATATTTCTAGGCATTACACCACCAATTCTAACACCTTTTAAGGCAAATGGTTTATCCAATTTGAATGGTTGCCGAATCCATACATCATCCTCAAGGAACATCATATACTCGGTTTCACATAAGTCACAAGCAAGTTTATGTCTTTTGAAAAACTCTGATGTTCTGTAAGCGTTGTAGAAATCTCTATTGTATCCATTCTCTGCGTTGCCAAAGATATTCTCCCTCCAACGATAATGGCAAGAATACTTCTCAGCAAGATCAGAGAAATCCAACCCTCCATCAGAAATAAGGAGAATTGGATTATCAGGAAAGGACTTTCTAAAGTTATCTAAAACAAACTCTGTCGCTTTCTTATTGTTATAACAAGGAAAGACTGCACCAAACTCAACCATCACTTCACCTCAAACAAATAATCTTCAATGACCACATAGTCCATTTTGGTATTATTTAACGCATACAGAGCATCCTCAATAGAGGACAGAATGGGATATCCACGAATGTTAAAAGAAGTATTCAACAAAACATTTGTTTCAGAGATCTTACCAAACTCCGTCAGTAATTCATAAAACTCTGGATGTGATTCTTCAGTCACAGTCTGAAGACGTGCAGTATTATCAATATGAGTAATAGATGGAAGATTCTCAACATACTCATCCTTGACCTTTGGAGCATAACTCATATACTCAAGGTTATCAAAATTGCGCGATTCAAAATACTTTGAAGCATCTTCCTTCTTACAGAAAGGAGCAAAGGGACGATACCACTCACGGAACTTAACCTTGGTATTCAGAATGTCTTTCATCTCCCTGATGTTAGGATCACAGACAATAGAACGATTACCGAGTGCCCGTGGTCCTACTTCAGAATCACCATAGACAAGTCCAATAATATTACCATCCTTGATTAGTTGTGCCAGTTCTTTTTTATCAATCTTTCTGGCATTATACTTTTCAATATACTCAGGGAAGAGTTCCTTGTCAGTCAAAGGCAGACCAGCATAAGTGATATTAACATTCTTCTCCGGTTTCTTGTAGAGAAACATGTGGCCCAGAGACAAACTTCCATCATGAGGATTTGGTGGGACATAGATCTGTCGGTTGGTGTGCTTCTTCAGTTGCTCATTTACCAGAACATTCAGGGCACAACCACCAGTCAATACTAAAGGAACATCATTATCATACCGATCAAGAACACTAAAGAAAGCAACCTCAAACGCTCTCTGTGCCGTAGCAGCGATATCATATCCCTCTTGACCCTCAAACACCCAGTTCTCCAGTGGGTTGTCCCAGGGGTTATCCAAATTCTTCAGAGGCAGTCCAGTCTTTTCTGCAAGTTGTTTATAATCACGATTGAAGAAGAACATAGCAAAAGCAGGAACATGCTCTTCAATTACATTCCCGTAAGCACAGAGACCCATCATCTTACCAGATAGAGCAAGTTGATGACGACTCTTCTCTGCCACCTCACGGATCATAGAACCACAGAGAAGATATCCACCACCAAAGTCAGACGGAACTTTCTCTAGAAGTTTGATACCTTTCTTGTTAGCAGTATAGACATTAAAATGTCCATCATCACCACCACCATCATATGATACAACAAGTGCCTCTTCAAACGGAGACATGTAAAAAGCAGAAGAGGCATGACACTCATGATGTCTGGCGATCGTCCTTACATTGTCAGTGTTGAATACTTCCTTGAGTATGGAAGGTGGTTGAACATATCCATCCGTGGATACAAGAACTGCTTCATAGTCGTTCTCAACACCCCAATCTTCCTCAGCAATCTCACGACACAGAGTTAAAATCTCTTTCTGATACTCAGGAGTATTGTCTTCGTGAAGACGGAAATATCTCTTCTTTACAAGACGCTCTACTTCAATAGTGTAGTATTCATCAGTCTTTGCATTATAAAAAGACACGTTGGCATCGTGTCCTGCAAAAATACTAACTAGGTTCTTCATTTGACAAGTGATACAAGGTGTTCAACAGCAGGAATGTAGTGCTTCTTCAGAACTGCTTTCCATTCAAACTCTTTAGCATACTCAAGAATCTCATCTCTATGTGCGATAGAGTATTCCCTGTTTTCAATTATAGCATTCTCTACAAATTCTAGATCATTTACCTTAGACTCTGGAATGATTGTGATGAATTCCTTGTCGGCATCAAGATTTGCTTTGCCCCATTCCGTCACAACAACACCAAGTCCAGCAGCAAGAGCTTCCATACAGACTAAAGGATGTGCCTCACCGTCTGACAGGAGAACAAGATTACCATAATCAGTCAAGTCCTTAAACAAAACTTCCTTGGACCATTCACCAAGATAGTTCTTTTCAGTATTAAATCTATTGTCAGCAATATTTCCAGCAAACCAAAGACTATCAATACTCTGGAACATATGCTGACGCTTACGATAGTCAATCTTCGCAAGGTAAATACTGCGGTTAGGATACTTGGGTATATCCGTTGTGCGGAATCTAGAAATATCTACACCATTTGGAGTGACAAAAAGTTTTTTATTCTCAATATTAGACATCACCCGATACACATTCTTGATGCCTTCAGACAAACAGAATACATTTGGTTTGATCTGAGTAAAAGCATTTAGGACATTCACATATCCATTAAACATTTCAGGACGCTCAAGATACCCAAAGTGACTTGTAATGGCACATGGATATTGAATATAAGGAATGATAGGAATAAACTCATCATAATGAACATGAACAAAGTCAGGTCTAAACTCATTAATTTGATCAATGATTTGACGACCATCTTTAGTGTTGATGATTTTCACTTCGTGCCCCAGTTTCTCCAGAGCATTCTTGGTATCCCAGATAAGGATCTCTACAGCACCCCAACCTGTAGGAGGGATAGGCATGATACCAGGTCCAACTAATACAATTCTCATCGTTTACCTAACTCCGTAAATAACTCCATGTGCTTACCAGTGTATCTCTCAAAGACAGCAAAATCGTCAGGATACTTCTTAACCAGATAACCAAAAGCAATCTGTTCATTATTAACAAACCCTTTCTTTATCATAAGATTTTCTAATAGTTCCTTTATATGTGTAGAAACTTTTTTTATAGATTCGGGTCCTCCACCAAACATAGATCCCAAGATGAAAGAACGATTGTCTAGAAGATACTCTTCTGGGATCTCATCTGCTTCAGCAAGATCTTTGTAGAACTCCATGTTCATTTGTATCAGGAAGCTGTCCTCCATCTCATTTAAAGACTCTACAGCATTAGGACTAGGATAGTCAAGTGCAGTATCATATCCCTCAAAGAATCGTGAAGATCCTGCATCCATCCAGAAGAAATGCTTGCTGTTATATGGGTTCTCGTTTGCTGCTTGCTTCAACCATTCAAACTTAGAATACTGAATGATGGAATACATGGAGTGCTGACACTCAATACGACTAGGATCAGCAATCATCTCTTTGTAGTCGTCAGACTCAATAATCTTATCCAGATTATCCTTAAGATAGTAATATGGAATCTCTTCAATCTCTTGAGTGATAACCGTAGTGGGAACTGCCAGTCTCCTCTCTTCAATAAAGTCTTGAACATCCTTGGAGACGAACAGAATCATCGGACATTTCAGTTTCAGAAAGATGTCAAACCACCGCAGATACTCTTCCCACTTCCTACCATCCATACCCTCTCTATGAATATTAAATAGGGCAGATACAATAGTTACATCATTCATAACAGACTCATAATTGATTGAACACGATTGACAAAAGTATGATTCTCCTGAACATACTTCATAGCATCCTTGATGAACTTGTAATCAGTTCTCTTTTCCATAGCATCATAGAAAAGTTGTGCCGTATCTTCTTGATAGAGGCAGTGACCTTCAAACTCTTTGTAGACCTCAGGAGAGTTTGTAGTTCCCAGATGTCCCCAACTGATAGACTTGAAGGTTCGGCAAGGTATATATCCATTCTTGATATGTTCAGGACCACGGATATCCACACCTAAGATGGACTTCATAGTTCTTTCCTTGACTTGCTCTTCAGTCAAAGGATTCTGCCAGGGATCATTATGAACGAACTCAATACCATTTTTCTGACACTCTACCAGGAAAGGTTTGAACGTACTGAAGTTCTCACATACTCCATGATTTGACAGATTACCACTGAAGTAGATTTTGTTTTCTCTTGAATGGTTGATGTCCTCAAAGTCAAACTCCTCAGGAAGGATATTTGCTGCCCAACTGATATAGAACTTGTCATAGTCATCAGTCCAGTATTGATGATGATCATTCAACACCTGAACTCTACGGGTGGTTTTGGGTTGATAGTAAGTGCATGGACCAACCTTTTTTACCTTTTCTTTATCAAGGGTGAAGGCATAAACATGGTCCTTGTGCCAGATGTCATTTGTCCTTACATCAACAAATCGTTTTACTTTACCCAGATACTTATCAGGATTTGGACAGACGTGAACAAAGTATGTGCTAGTTTCGTTGATCGGAATATTTTTATCAGCAAATCCCTCAGTCCAGAACAAGCAGTCATTCCAATCAAAGTCTTCTGGATACTCTTCATCGTGGAACCAGTAAGTATCATATCCAAGATGCTTGAAAGCTTTATAAAAAGCAGCGTGGATGTAAGAGTGGGTGTGTGAATAGAGGGGATAACCCCAGATGACTACCTTCATTTCAAATCCACCTGCAGTTCTTTAGAGTTTTCTTTAATCAATCTACGCTGTTCTTTAATATCAATACTTCCTCTTTTCATCATAGTGACGCCAAGGTCAGAGATTTCACCAGGAACCTCAGCATCACAAATACACTGCTCAATCAACTCATGCATATGGCGTAGACCATCTTGATAGTAGGTAATAATCTTACCATAAGTTTCATTCACCGTTTTCATATGCTCTAATGGACCAAACCAGAACCAGTCCTGGTATTCTCTTCCTACTCCACACTGAATAGAACCATCCATCATATAGATTTTATCAGTATCAAACTCGGAGAAGTCAAGAGGTTCGGCAAACTCAAGGTCTGTGCGAGCACGGATAATCAAATCATAGTCCTTCAGAGCCTCAAAAGACATAGACTGATTAATTGAATACCACTGACTACGTTGCCGTGTGATGATACTACGAACAATATCAGCATCTAGACTTGGGTCAAAAGCACACTTGGTAGGAAAGTCTTCATATCCAAAGTACTCTTTTGGTTTATGTGGTTCAATAATAATTTCTTTGGGACGAAACTTGCTGACAAACTCCTCCATAGGATCATACTCTACAGGATAGGTATCATCACTTTCCCATACAAAAGTTTTACCCTTGTAGGATTCGTCCCACCACATGTGAGCAAATACATCTACTTCATTCTTTTCAAAAATACCTTTTTGATATTGTTCAAAAGATTTGTCAATATATCTGGGTTGACCAGAAAAACAAAGTGCAATTTTCATCAGAATCTAGGTAATGTAATATTAATAGGCAGTGGATAAGATTTAATATTGAAGAAATCAATAATCTTTTTATGGATGAGTTCGCAACACCAGGCACCACCTGTCTGTTCCATACACGCATCAATACAATAGTCTAGCATAGGAAACGCAGACATGAAAGGGTCCATAACTTTGCTACCACCAAAGTTAAACCAATCGTTGATCATTCCATCTGGTTGATTTTGAGTCCCTGAGTAAAATACAACATCTTTTGGAAATAACTCATACTGTATTCCATTATAAACTTGGGCATCAGTCCTCATACGAATTACATAATCATATCGGAAATCATTTTCATACTCATACTCTTTCTTCAACAAAGATGCTCTCATCAAAGAATAATGATATGAGATGATGTTGTTTACATCACGAATCTCAAAGTTTGGTTCTTTTTCATAATCTGGTTTACCACCCTTATATCTGTCAAGACTAGGCATGTAATTACTTGACAACTCTGAGTTGAAAAACTTTTTACTCTTTTCAACTAAAAGTTTTTTTGGTTCGTAAGTTTGTTTGAATATATCTATGGCATTAGGACCGATGCGCTGGTCCTTCCAACCACCATCTCCACCATACTTATATGGTTTTGTTTGAAGGTCTTCATCAAACCATAGATGTGCAAAGACATCTACGTCGTAGTCTCCAATAACATTCGCCTTGGTTAATTGAGAGACTTCGTTGACAAACCTAGGTTGTCCAGAGAAACATAAAGCAATTCTCATCCTAAAAATTCACTCAAGTTTTCATTATTTCTTGGAATATTTATTGCCTCGCAAGAAGGGAAGGAATTGCTTCTGGCAAAATCATTAACCACTACTCGCTTACAGTGTGGCAGTCCCATAACCAGTTGATCAAATGGTATTCCTTTCGTTTGCAACTCCATAATCGTGAGTTGTCTAAATTTATCTGGTCTACTTGTAGTTAAAACTATCTTTGTTTTACCTTGTTCATGCAACTCAGCAAGAAAATCAATATTGTTTTCTATTGGTTCTCCTGAGCCAACGTAAGGTGGAAAGTGATGTGAAGAATTAGTAATCAAAGTGCCGTCAATATCTACAAATAAACATTTGTATTGTGACTTGTACTTGTTCCATGCATCAAGTGTACCCCAGTCTTTGAAATCAGTTGTCTTAGTTCCATAAAATGTAGAACCAGATAACATCATCTCAAATATAATGTGACTGATGTAACATTCACCGTCCATATCTTGTAGTTTTTCAAAAGTTTTACAGAACTCTTTGCATCTGCAAAACCATAACCACCACTTGAGAACGTGGAACTAATAACTTTCTTTTCTACTATGTTAGTAACAACATCATTTACATCAAGATCAACATAACTCTTAGTCCGAGCGTTGATATCATCCATGTCATTCAAATCAAAGTATGCAACTTGATTTCTTTCTTCAACATCACATCTATAGAAACCATCAGAGTCCTTAATAAAAACAAAACCATCTAAATCATATCCACTCAGGAATGTATAGACAGTTTCAGATTGCGAGTCTGTTTGTTCAGGCAGTAATACTATGTTTGATTTTTCACGAAGTCCAGCGTCATCTAATTCAGAAACAAAACCTTTCATAAACTGATACTTGTCCTCATGTTGTTGAAGACAAATAAAATATATGTTGTCAAAGAAATCTAAATTAAGCCCACTAATCGCCTCTGTTACCATCATGCGATTTGTCATTGGATGTGACAACATCCACTTCGGTCTTAGTTTCGGAAATCTGGTTGATCGCCCCGCCATCGGAACTACAAGAGATCGCATACAACTCTGTTGATTTTACTATACCCTCTAGTATAACTCTTTGATCATCAGAAGTCAAGTAGGGTTCGATTCTTAAAGCATTCATAACATCAAGAATGTGAAAGCTTTCATTCATAAAAGATTCATATCTGACTTCAAGTTTATCCCATATGTATTGATAGATTTGATGTATTCGATTTGAATATACATCTTGATTTCTGACTGCCCATAGATGATGTAAGTCCTGTTTGAGTTTGACTAGATCAGATAGAAATGTATCAACATAACAATCTAGAAAATCTATAAAGAACAATCGGTTCTTGTGAAATATAATATTAGCAAAGGTTAGATCACCATGACAGAATGTATGTGGAACTATTATTTTATTATCTTCTACATATTTTCTTAAGAATTCAATATATTTTTTGTGAGAACTTTTTTCTTTAAGACTATCAATCTTTGTTAGTATTTTATTTGTCGCATCAAAACTTCGAGCAGTTGATATGAGTGTGTCAAAGTAATCAAAGAGAGTTGATACTACAAACTCAACATCATTTACAGAGGCACTCGAAAAGAATTCTTCAAAACTTTTACCAGCAATATACTCCATATCAAAATAATTTTGTTGATATCATATACCTTTGGTGCATCTATATTTTTATAGATTCGATTACCAAACACTACTTGTTTATCTGCTTGAGATAACAATCTTGAATTATAATCTGTCGTAGGAGAATATTTTCTTAATACTCTATCATTAATTAATTCTAAACTGCAACCAGATAAACCAGTGTTCAGTTTTGTCATTGATGATACTTAGAATTATCCTTTGATACATGAACTATCTTTGGTTCAAACTGACATTGAGATGTAAAGTCCTCTGGGAAAGCAAACGCAGGGTGTAAAACTTTCACATCAAGTCTTCTCTCTGAAAGAACTTGTTCATCTGACTCTCATCATGCCATACAGCAATAGTGTCCCTCGTCTCATCATCTTTGGTGCGACGGTCAAGTTCTGCCATCATACCGATGACTTCAGGAACCTTACCACCCCACAGACAACCCTGCCAATAGGTTGAAATGTCATCATCCTCTGTGATAGCAGCACGCGACTCTGGGTTCGTCTCAAAAGCACCTGGATACTGTGTGTGAGGGTTCATACCCAAGAAATGGCAAGGATGATGAACACCTATGAAAAACTTGTCCGTAAAGATGTCTTCAGGTTTTACTTCATCAACCAGAATCATATCAGCATCAAGAAACAAGAAGTAATCATACTCCTGAATCTCTTCAGATGCTTTTAGTAAGGTGCCAAACCTATAGAGGGTGATGTATGGCCAGGGAAGATGCTCCTGATAATATGGAGTGATGTTGTCAGGAATACCTTCCAACTCACCATCAGTAAAAACCAAGTATCTTTTCTCACATCCAGGGGCAAGGTATTTTTCACAAGACTCATACCAACTGGGAAGAAAGTCAAGATACTTGTTAGTGCCAATAAAGGCAACTGCAAGTTTAGGCATTTTTTACAAAAGTCAAACGACAGACATTCAAGTAAGAGAAGTTTGGAACACTGAACAAGTTCTTTTTACGATTTGTCCAACGACCTACAAGGGAAAGACCTTGCTCTTTTGCCAAAGCGATGATGGAAGATGGTTTCATAAACTCACCAACATCAGTATTCATATTAACATCCGAGGATATAATAACATGACCACCCGGTTTCAGGCAACGGTTAATCTCTCTAAAGATTTTAGTAAACTGCTGCTCACCATCTGGACATACACCACTAGGTCCGCAGAAGTGAGCATATGCACAGAGATCAATGAAAACATCAATACTCCCATCTTCTACCGTAGGGAACCAGTCAAAGGCATTTGAGTTAACCATATTGACATTACTTCCTTCACAGTCATGGTCAAGACGACCACCACACACAGGGGTGTCTACACCAGTCACATCATTACCCCAAGAGTCAATAATATGAGGAACACATCCTCTAGCACATCCAAGGTCTACCACCTTTACACCATTATCTGGATACAGTTCTTGGAACCTCTCCAGAACACTAATCCATTTGATGATGGCATCAGTCTTAGTCCACAAGTCTTGATGAGGAAAGTTTTGAGGATATTCCCTCGCTGCCATTACATTTAATGAGTGATCTAAATCACCAAGATTAAACAGAGTATTAGTAATAGTCATTTGATATGAAATTCAGGAAGTGAGTTATACAGTTCAGTAGCATCCTTTAGAATAGAAGTAAATTCATCCTTCATATCATCTGGGATGAGGTCAATCGTAGAGTTTCTATCTCTCTGAACATATTGCTCAGGAACTTTCTTTTGACCTAAGAAGTCAACGAATATTTCTTTCCCATATTTCCACTGAACATCTGACTTGACACAGAGAACTGGGTATTTGATCTGTCTTTGTGTCCAGTTGTATATATGTTCATATGTCATGAACCAGTCTTGACCACCTCTTACATATTCTTCTAAAGAATATTTTTTTACAAACTGAGGATGAACCCGATAGATTTCTTTTGTCTGTGGATGAATTTCTACATTATCAGTCCGCGTAGGATGTAGAGGAAGACCTTTATTCTCAATATGAGTGACTGGCATATCCCTACGAAAGATAGAGATAATAGATTGAACGGGGTCACCCATCACAAAGATTGCTTTCTCAATCTCATCATAAACTGGTGGATACAGAGTGTGCTTACATCGTCCAAAGTTAATACCTTGGTGAAAATGATCTCGGTTACTTTCAATCCCAAGACCGTTAATGATTTTGAATAGTTGACTAGAGGCACAACCACCAATACTATTCAATACTGTTACTTCTTCCATCAGATTACCTTCCAACCTTTGCAATATAAGTCTTTCAAATTATGTTTATCATCAGGAAACCACTTCTTAGGAGCAATCACCTTTCCGCGATTACCTAACCAAGCTGCCCACCAAGAGAATGAAGAGTTAGCAATAATAAAGTCAGAACACATACTCATCAGACACTGATCAATATATCCACTATCATTTTCGGAAATCATAAACCGATCATCCTGAAAAAGGTCTTGCTCGTGACACCAGGAAGAGTCATCAGAGAATACAATAACAGGAACGTCATATTCAAATTGCTTAAGTGCCTTCTTGTAATAAGACATATCAAGGGCACAGTGGTTTGAATTTGTAAGATAATCCTTTCTACGAATATGAAGTCCAATGACTTGATCAACACCAAGACCATCAATCATCTCCTCACAAGGTTCACGAATTTCATCTTTGAATGTAAAGTTGTGACGAATTTCTTGCTCTACATTCTTGAAATACTTTTCACTTTGAAAGAATCCCCAAATGTTTGTCCAATCAGGACATCTCTTATGTAACTCTTCATTATAATGAAAGTTACCTTCAAACGCAGTAGGTCTTCCAACATCAATACTTTGAATATTCAGAACTGATGTTGTCTCCATAGTGAAACAATCAAACAGTTCTGTTCTATTAGGATTTCCTAGACCATCATCAACCGCATCCTGATAAAAGGGAAAACAATATTCCACACCCGTGTTAGCAGCAACACCACGGAGTGCTGCATATTGAAACATTTGATTACCAATACGTCCCAATCTTCCCAGATTGTTAAATCCAATCATGATTTAAAAAATAATTGTAGGTTCGCTGAAGACCTTCTTCAATACCAATCTGTGGATACCATCCAGTCTGCTTAATTCTAGAAACATCCATAACCTTACGCAACGTTCCGTTAGGTTTACTGGTGTCCCACATTATAGCACCTGTGTAACCGACCACATCTGCGACGGTTTCTGCAAGGTTCTTAATAGTTATATCAGTTCCTGTACCCACATTAATGATGTTTTGTGGATCATTATATTCATTCATCAGATGAACACAAGCATCAGCAAGATCATCCACATATAAGAACTCACGCATCGGAGAACCATCACCCCAGCAAGTTACAGTAGGTTGATTGGTTTCTTTTGCCTCATGGAATTTGCGAATAAGACCAGGAATAACATGAGAGTTTTCTGGATGAAAATTATCCTTCACACCATACAGATTACAAGGCATCACAGAGATAGCGTTGAACCCATACTGCTCATGATATGACTGACACATCTTGATACCAGCAATCTTGGCAATGGCATAAGCATCATTCGTTGGTTCTAGAGTACCGGTCAGCAATTGGTCTTCTTTGATGGGAATATTCGTATGCTTAGGGTAAATACACGATGAACCAAGAAAAAGAAGTTTCTTGGCACCAGTATAGTAAGCAGCATCTATAACATTATTCTGAATCATCAGATTGTCATAGATGAACTCTGCCTTATGGTTTTGATTACCAATAATTCCACCAACCTTAGCCGCAGCAAGAAAAACAAAATCAGGTTGATGGATAGAGAACAAATTCTCTACTTGATCTTTTTCTCTAAGATCACATTCCTTACTAGGAATCATGACCAGATTCTTATGTCCCAGTTGACGAAGTTTACGAACAATAGCAGAACCAACCAGACCGTTGTGTCCTGCTACAAAAATTTTAGACTTATTGTCCATAAAGCACCATGTCCTCAATTAGTTCTTTAAACGAAATTTCAGGTTCCCAACCAAGTTTTTCTTTTGCCTTCGTGGCATCACCAAGTAAAGATTCAACTTCAGCAGGTCGAAAATACTTTTTACTAACCTTTATTATAGGGCGTTTAGTATTCCAATCATATCCCACTTCATTTATACCTTCACCCAACCATTCAAGGTTCATATTATAATGTCTTGCCGCCATTTCTGCAAACTCTCTAACAGAGTATTGTTTACCTGTTGCGATCACATAGTCATCGGGTTCATCCTGTTGTAGCATTAGCCACATCGCTTTGGCATAGTCTTTCGCGTGTCCCCAATCCCTTCTAGAATCGAGATTGCCGAGAGATAATACGTCTTGTTGTCCAGATGAAATTCGAGACAACCCAATGGTAATTTTTCTGGTGACAAAGGTTTCTCCCCGTCTTGGACTTTCGTGATTGAATAGTATTCCAGAACTTGCATGTAATCCATAAGACTCCCTATAGTTTTTAACAATCCAAAATCCATATAACTTTGCTACGCCATATGGAGAGCGTGGGTAGAATGGTGTTGTTTCGGTCTGTGGAACCTCCTGAACGAGTCCATAAAGTTCGCTAGTGGATGCTTGATAGATGCGTACAGTATCCTCCATACCAAGAATACGGACTGCCTCTAGAACTCTCAAAGTGCCTAAAGCATCAGTCTGTGCAGTATATTCCGGCAGTTCAAAAGAAACCTTCACATGACTCTGAGCACCAAGATTATAGATCTCATCAGGTTTGACCTTCTGAATCACCTTGATAATATTCGTAGAGTCTGTCAAGTCTCCATAATGAAGATGCAACCGTTGATAGATATGATCAATCCTATGAGTATTGATCAGAGAAGATCTCCGAATAATACCATGAACTTCATATCCCTTTTCGAGAAGAAGTTCTGCAAGGTAAGATCCATCTTGACCCGTAATACCAGTAATCAGGGCAGTTTTCATAGTTTGATCCAGCGTTCATTAGCGAGAGTCCATTCAACAACCTCTGCGATACGCTCTCGGATATCTTGAGGTTCCCAACCCATACGA